AACGTAGTCAACGCTGTTAATACGTTCCACTGAATACCGAACATCGATTGGAGCGGCAACTGCTACACCGCCTCCTTCTCCTGACGTTCCAGAGCCTCCCGCTTCTGGGATAACAGAAGAACCGCGAGCACCACGCGAGTAACGCGCCATGCTTTCACGCATCTTGCTTTCGGGAATAATGTATTCGGATTCACCTCCTTCGCCAACAAAAGCACGAGTAGGACTGGAGACGTACCCACCCTCTGCAAATCCAAGTGTAAACGGAACTGCAGGTTGACTAAATGCGTTAGCACCAGCAGTTTGAGCAGCAGCACTTGGGGCTTGGCTAAAGGAGCCAGCTGCCGATCCAAAGAAATTTAATGCAATCCCTAGTATTTTCATTTTAATTGCATTAGCAATCATTTGCGCTGCCATGTCCGCAAAGTGATCTGCAGTACGCGCAAATAGATTTCTAAGTGCTTCTTGAGCAGACATGCTGCCGGTAATCAACCCCTTAAACGACTCGCTAAACGCATCGCCAATAGCATTAGCAGCTGCAATAACTTGATTTGCAGGGTCAACAAGATCATTGAGAACGCCTTGAATGCGTTTCATTTCTGCTTCAATGTTTTCTGCAGGAGTTTTTTTGCCTTTAACCTCGCCCTTGGCTTTTTCGCCTTCTTCTCTAATTTGTTTTTCGCGTTCCAAAGCATCGTTTAATGCTTCTTGTGCCTCTGCGTGACGATCAGTGCCGATAGCTTGAGCAACAATAATTCTTAGAATGTTAATTTGTATTTGATTTGATAAAATTTGTTTTTTAACAAGTTCATCAATTTCTTTAACCTGTTTTTTAGCTTCGATAACTTGTTTGGCAGCGGCAGTTGTTGAGCCGCTCATAATCAGCTCTCCATACTCACGCTCAAACGCATTGCGGTCTTTTAATGCGTTTAATTTTTTTTGGACAGGTTCAAGTGTTTTTTCACTTGCTTTAGTTGACTGATCTAAAGCAACAGCAATTTCCCGTTCAAACTGCAGTGTTGCAAGTTTGACCCCATTTTCTTGAATAGATTTGCTTAAAGAAATATCTTCTAAATCAGTTAGTTTCTGCCGTTCTGCTTTTCCAGTTTCAAGTATTTGAGCAATACGTTTTTCAAATGCAAGTTTGCGACTAATAATGGCAGCTCCTTCTTGGCTTAACCCAACAATTTCTTCTTCTGCTTTAATCTGGGCTTCAATAATGCCAAGGCGTTTTTTAAGTTGCGGAGTAAAATCTTTACCTTCAGAGGTCTTGCCTGCGTCTAAGGCATCTTTAAGTTTTCGATTTTCTGTAACCAGTTTTGTTGCTTCTTGGGCACTCATTGCCCCGCTCATGGTTAATTTTGTTATTTGCTCTAAGTCCCGAGCAGATTGCTCTCCAAATTTAACAGCATTTTGCAAAAATTTGTTTTCATTACGCACTTGCTCTGCAAGATTTACTCCCGGCTGTTGTGCCCGCGCGACTCCTAAAGCAAGCTGGTCAACAAGTTTTTTTGCTTCTTCAGCTGAATTTTTAATTGCTTCGGCCTTTTCTTGTTCAATATCTGTCATTATTCTTCCTAGTTGAATCGCTTTTATTTCTTGATTATTTTGAAATTCTTTATCAGTAATTATTCCTTGCTCGACCTGTGCTAACAACTTAGTAAGCTCTAGGTCAAATTTAGCCTGAGCTGTTGCTTTTTTCGCTAGTGCAATTTTTTCAAATAATTTAGTGCCTTGCAGGGCTCGTTCTGATGAAATTAGTTTTTCAATTTCAAGAGACTGATTGGAAATTTCTATTCTTAGTTGCGCAGCTTTTGTTAACTCTGGAGTTTTTTCAACCTCAGTAACAGGTTTCCCGGTAGTTAACACATCAAACTCAGTTCCCGCAGGAACAATAAGACGTTGAAGTGTTTTTATAAATTGCTGAGTAGATCTATCTGCTCGGTCAGCCGCTTTAGCACTTTCTAAAAAAGCTTTAGCTCCATTACCAAGTTTTTCCTCAAGTTGCTCCAGAATTGCTCGTTGTTGTTTTCCAAGTTGACCAGATTTTTCTAAATTGTTAATATATTCTTTGTTTTCAACGCTTAATTCTCCAACAGCCTCTTCTAAAGCTTGCGCTCCACCTACGCCTGTCCTAAACGCTTTTCCAAGCGCAGCTGCCATTTCATTTGCTTGCGTAATAATTGACCCTATTTGCGTTCCAATTAAAGACAATCCAAACCCAAATTCTCCGCCAACAAGACCTCCCGCAAAACCGCCAAGTCCGCCACCTATTGAAGAAGCGAGTCCTTGACCAAACAACAATGGAAATGCTCCTCCAATAAGCGCACTGCCTTGAGCAGACTTTAATTTTTGAGCTTTTTGAGCTGCAAGCAAAGCAGCAGGACTGCCTGGAATACCTAGCGCTCCACCGATTGGACTGGTTTGGCCAGTAAGTCTTACTGCCTCGCCTTCTGCTTTTTTTCTTGCTCTATCAACTTCTGCTATCGCTTTTAATTCTTCACCCTTTCTAAACCCAAGCTCTTCCATAAACGTTTGCGCTCTTTTTTCACTTTTTTTTATTGCTGACTTAAAAAGATCATCTTGAAGTTTACTTTCAAGTTTAACCTGTTCTATAATATTATCTATTTCTCTGTTTCTAATTTTACGATCAAGGTCTAATTCAATTTGGCCAAGTTCAAGAATAAAGTTTCGCTTTGCATCTGCAACTTTTGCGTCTGCAGCCGTTTCAAGCATTACCATACGAGCGATTGCCTGTTGTCGCCCTTCCACCGGATCAAAAGCTGGACGACCTTTTGTAGGAACATCTCCAGGGTTTTGTCCAAATGGCATAGGGCCAAATGGCTTTTTAGAAACAGTTTCGCCTGCGAGTCGAGCAGCTCGAAGCAAATTTTGCTGCTCTTTTAATGCACGATTAGCTTGATTTTGAGCTTCAAAAAATTCTTTTGCAGCATCAGCGGCGTTTTGAGTATTTAAAGCAACATCGTTTAAATTCTTTTTTGCGTCACTTAGCGTTTTATTAAAATTAGCAATGGAACCAGGAAGGACTTTCCCGGTTATGTTTGCAAAACTATTAAAATGAGTATTTATATCCTCAATCTTTGCTGCAGTGTCTTTTAGTTTATTAGAAAGCTGCGTGACTGCCTGGCTGTTCTTGACCGCAACCGCAATATTTACGCCGTAGTCAGCCACAAGCCCAAACCAAAGACCTATTGCCTTACTTTACCGCCTTCCCATCGTTTGCGCTCCTCGGCTGGTTTGCACACGATCTCTAGCCTTGTCTTCCTGTTCACTTTTTAATTCAAAAAAAGCAGCCCAACCAACCAGCTCTTCTTGTGTCAAATGGCACGAGAGCTGAGCCACTGTAGTGCCCAGCTCCTTTGCAAGAAAAAAAATAAAAAACCAGCTGCTATTAGCTTTTCAAATCAGCTTTCGCTTCCTCCACCTTGTTTTCTGAGCCAGAAGACAGCATGGCAAGTTGAATATCCTGCAATACGCTGGCGTCTACAGCGTTTTTAAGCTGAGCTTTTTCGCCATCCTGAAACAGACGGTTGCCATCTGCGTCAAGAGATTTTTCAATCATCATGCCCAGCGCAAAATCGTTGGCATCGTCAGATCCTGCTTTTTTTTGGATGGCTTCCCGCTCGGCGATAGTTAGCGGATGCCAGTAAACCTCAAGCACCACTTCGTCGCCATCTTTAACTTCATGCTTGTAAAGCTGACTAATGCCAAATTTGTTCCGAAGCAGTTCAGTGGCTCGCATAAAACAATCTTGTTTCAACTAATATACTATACAACTGCTGTAAATTGGCAAGAAATAATTCCTAGGAAATGAGGACGGTCTTCAAGCTCTAAAGCACTAGGGCCAGTAACGTCTAAAACTCTTGGGGAAACACTAAAAGCGTCAGTGTAGTTAGCAGCATTAACGGAAGTTAAACCGTCAATCACTGACTCGCTAACTGCTGCAAGTGCTACCGTACCAGCAGACTTGGGCACATACACGTTGCACTGGACAACTCCGCTGTAATAGTCCGTGGCAGCGCCTTGGTTTTGCAAAGTCGACTGGTTAAACGTAATCTTCATTGCCACATATTTTTTGGTTTTACCTGGCGTAGTAAATCGAACGTTGTCATAAATCATTGACACTGTGGCGTCTGCAGCAACTACCGCATCAGTTACGGCTTTTTCAAAAGCAGCTCGGGCATTTACAAGTGTCATTAGTTAGATCACTCCAAAATAGGATTACCCTGATAGTCGGCAGTAAGCTGACCACCCATTTGCTGTTGTGGAGCAAATGATACACCTGCATAAATACTACCCAAACGAAGTTTTTCTTGAAAAGCATTGTCAACAATTTTCTTCATTCCTTGTATAAACGCTAAAGGACGCCCATCCTCTAAAGCATACTGAGCATAATGGACTTGATTACCAATATAGACAGGCCCTTTTTTGTAATTAAAATCAGGGACTTTAAACCTTCTTTTAATTTGCTCCATACCGCCTTGAGGCATTGGCCCCCATTCAGTTTCTCTTCCCGCACTGTTTGTAGTTTTTGTTTTATAAGCATTTTTCCAGGGGTCTTTGTCTCGCCTAAAC